TACGCCGACCCCGTCAATCACCCCAACAAGGACTTTGACACCTACGCCTACTCCAAGTGTTACATCAACACTTACACCTACGCCTACAAAGACAGGAACACCTACGCCGACACCTACGCCAACAACCACTACAACCCCTACAACAACACCTACAAATACCCCAACGGTTACACCAACAAATACAAGTAGTCCTACACCTACACCGACTTTAACACCTACTCCAAGTCCTATAACACCATTTAGTCCAACAAGTATTAGTGGTATAACTACTTGGTTTGAACCAACATCAGGTGTAACTAAAAGTGGTGGATTTGTGACTAATTGGATTGACCAAATTGGTGGTAGAAATGCTACTTCCACTAATCCAACAAACTTTACTCAATCAAACATATTAAATAGTTATAGTGGTATTACATCACCAAATAATAATGTTGATAGTATGACCTTTACACTTTTATCACAATCAAGTTTAACTATCTTTTCAGTATCACAAAGAGACTCACTTGGTTCAAATAATCCACAATATCTTATCGGTAATACTTCAGGCCAAGGTATTGGAGCCGCCTATAATGATGGAACAGGATATAAACCATTTATTTTTGATGGTCCTTCTGGATTACTTTTACAGGGTGGAATTGACCCTATTACACCAAAATATACAACATATCAGTTAGACACATCTTTTGGACAAATAAGACAAAATGGAACACAAGTTGCTGTTAATGCTGGAAATCCTAATCCACAATTATTTACAAGAATATTTGAGAATAGTGGTGCTGGATTTAGAGCATTACAAGGAACTATTTGGGAAATTATTATTTATAATAGAATATTAACAGCACCAGAAATAACCCAAGTAGAAACTTACTTATCAACAAAATACGGATTATGATAATACTACAGGAAGGATATAACAATATGAACGCAACTTGTTCAAGGAATAAATCCTTGACTGGTTCTGTTTGCTATTTATTCAGTTGGAAACATAAATTGTCCCAAGAGGTTTGGAGATTTGTACCATATCAAATCCCATCATCAGTCAATTATGCACCAGGTTATGACTTGTTTAGTATCAACATTAACCCCAATAGTGCTGAAACAGGATTAACGGGAGCAACAACAACAGGACAAACAAATGTTCACTTAATAGAAGGTGAGTATTACATTAAAGTGTATGAACAGTCCAGTGCTTTATCAGGAAACACCAATCCAAATCTTGCTTATGATGTTGTTTATGAAACCATAGGTAGAGTTAATTACTCTGCATCAACTGCTCCTATCACATATTCAGGAACAACAGATATTTATAAGATATACGAAGGATGATTAACATTGAAAAACTAAACTTTGGAACCAATACCATTACCTCATTTAGGGAGGTTATCAACAAAAATGAACCATTTGTAAGATGGGGTGTGGATAACTTATTCTGTGAAGAATTGTATATGTTGTTGGACGCGTCACCAATCCATAACTCTGCGATTAGAGCAAGGGTGGATAACTCTGTTGGTTCAGGTTATGTAAATGACTACAAGATTAATTCAAAGGAATATATCAATGATGTTGCTAAACAGATGTTTTTTGAGCTAATTGTTACAGGCAATTTGTTCTTGGAAATTGTTTGGAGAAAGCAGCGAAGTGAAGGGATAGCAGGCTTTTATGTAATACCTTCAAAGTATATGAGGGTTCACAAACCAGAAGAAATGGGAGCACCCGCAACGAAGTATCTTTATTGTCGTGATTGGGCTACATACAGGAAGGGAACCCCCATTATAGAATTTTCTGAATTTAATCCAGCTGAGTACACAAGTAGACAAATTGTTCACATCCGTAGTTATGGACCACAATCACAATATTATGGTGTTCCGTCTTATCTCGCATGTATCAATGACATTAAGTTAAACCACGAAATAACTGTCTATAATCTTGCGAACATCATCAATGGCTGCAGCATGGGCATGTGGGTGCATTTTAACCAACCAGCCCCTGACTCTGAATATGAACAGAATACAATTTTGAGAAAGATTGAGGATAGGTACATGGGTGCGGACAACGCAAACAGGGTTATCATATCTTATGGTGAAGAAGGACAAAAACCTGATATTACACAGATACAAACCAATGTAGAAGATGGCTATTTTTCAAGTATATTTGAATTGGTTCAACACCAAATCTTATGTGGGCATAATATCCCCGATGCATCAATTATTGGTCTTCCACAGAGAACAGGCTTTTCAAGTTCAGCAGAACAATTGGAAACAGCATTTAAATTGTTTCTATCAACGAGTATTTATCCAACTCAAAAATTTTTAAACCGTGAATTAAAGCCTATTTTTGAGCTTATTTACCCCAATGAACAAATTGACTTAACCATAATCCAAAATAATATCATTTAATATGTCATACAATGTGCTATTCATTAGCGAACAGAAGCTAAAAGATAATTCCCCAATTACGGACAATGTGGACAGTTCGGAATTAAGATTTGCTATTCTTCAAAGCCAAACAATCCAAATTCAGGAAACACTTGGTACTAATTTGTACGAATATCTTTTACAGATTGTTGATGATAATACAATCAATACTGACCCAACACTTTATAGATATAAGGGTTTATTAGACAACTATATTCAACCTACTTTAATTGCTTGGAGTTACTACTTGGCTCTTGATAACTTTTGGATAAAATTTATAAATATAGGCCTTGTTCAGAACCGCAGCGAGCAAGGGCAACCTGTGGATTTAAAAACATTACAATACCTTAAATCAAATTCAAAAAATCAGGCAGAGTTTCAGGATAATTTGATGAGAAGACACTTGTTATTCAGGTCTTCATGGTACCCACAGTATTTCAGTGGCAACTTGAATAATGGACAGCTTCCACCTGAAACCGATTCAGCGTTCAAAGCACCAATGTCATTACCAGGAGCGGGTTACGCTTATTCAAGAAATTCTTGGGGAAGGAACTTTAACGCTATGGGACCTTTATGTGCAGGTTCTGGTTTTCCAACCTGGTACGGGCACTCCAACAATTCAGGTAACGCAGGTTAAATAAAAAACCCCCACATTTCTGTGAGGGAATTTATATGGAAATTTAATTTATCAAGAAGATTTCTTTATTTGATTTAACGCTATTTCAGTTAATCTAATTTCTTTTTTAATGTGTGCAGGTGTTCCATAACCCGATGAGTTATAGGTTGCTTCCTTAATCCTTAATTGATTAAGTTTTTGTGTGAAGTATTCTATTTTACTATCCATATCCATAAATATTACATTCCAAATCCAATTTCATCCCAACCAACTTTGGACATTAAATCCATTATTTCTTCCATTTCTTCGTAGTAGTCAGCCCACCATTTGTTATATTGTTCCTGTGTCATATCAATATTCCCTTTCAAAGTATTCAACCATTCTTTCTTCAAAGTCAATTTCTTCCATTTCCCTGTGATATTCAAATTCTTCATCTTCATCACGAGGTGGTAGTTGTACTTCCAATGAGTTGTGGTAATACTTGTTGTATTCCATAAACTCTTTCTGTTCTTCAATTGACACAAATTCTGTCATTCCGTATAATTCTTTTGATTGTCCCATATTTCAAAATTACTTATTTTTTTTGATACTTCCAAATTAATGTTGAAATAAAGTGTAATCAACTAACACCGTATCATCATTGTCAATGATATTCCAAGTCCTGATGATGTGTTCTTTACCATCACTCATTGTAATGAATACCCTGTCAAGATAATCTGACTCGTAGTCAATATCTTCAATTTCACCAGTGATGTTAAAATCACTGAATACCCTGTTTACCAAGTAGGCAAACAAATGTTCTTCGTTTTGGAAGACATTGTCAAATTCTATGCTTGTTCCCATTTCCATACTACAAATATAATACTTTATCTTATCATTTCAAAATTTATGCCATCTTTTATTGACTGAACAGAATATTTTTCTAATCCTGTTCTCAATCTACCTTCACTAACCAACTTGTTATGTCTGTTGGATGATTTTCTTTTCCAATACTTAATTAGGTTCTGTAAGTCATACTTTTCCCTATCACCATCTATTAGGGTGTCTCCCTTCAAGATATGTTCCCTGATGTTCTTAAAACCAAAATCAGAGGTATAGAATCTCTTTTGTTGTTTCGTCTCACATCTTTCTTTGATGTAAGTTGAAAACTCCTTTAACAATTCAGGATTATACACCTTCAAATGTGATTTGATAATTGATATCATCTTATTAAATTCCCTCATCTTTGGTGAAGATGGTTTGGGGTCAATCAACATTCCACCCCATTCAGGGTTACCATAATGTTCCCTACATTTGTTTCTAATATCAAAGTAGATGTCATCAGTAGGAAATAATAAATTAGTTGATTCTGTGAGTCCCCTGAACTTAATATAAGGTTCCAACCCGTCATATTGTGATGATGATTTTGAATTACCATACAATGATGTTGTTTCAAACAATAAGATGTTTGTATTATACTTTTCATTGAACATCTTACGAACCTCATTTGATATACAAACCAAAGACATTAGTTTCCCACCAAGACAGTTAAATCCAAATGGTTGAACAGGTACGATTGTCTGTCCGTTGTATATGTGTGGATTTACCTTATCCAATCTTAACTGTTCACCAAAATAATCATTTCTTGGTTTGATTGATGATACAGGTGATGCAATCCTAACATACCCCACAAATTTGTTTGTATTCAATTCTTTTAACCCAAGTGTAATCCTTCTACCAATTTGAGATTCAATTGGAAAGGATGCAATCTGTGTGGTCATGGATGTAAAATCTGAACCTGATAATTCAACCAGTTCAAACTCCATATCCATTGGGTCAATCTCATGTGAATTAAAGACCTTGTCATCAATTAGTTCAAAGTTTCCTTGTTCCAATCTTTCAACCTTCTTTTTCAAGTAGTATTGTGTGATGTCCGTAATGTCATCATAAAATGATTTAAATGTTGAAATCATCTCATTGATTTCAATCTCCGTAAATTTAAGTTCCATAGTACAAATATAATTCTTTTTTTTGATAAGGCAACAATCATTCCAAAAAAAAACCCGACTATTTGTCAGGTTCTTTTTCTTTTACTTTCTGAAAACTACATTACACTTAACGACCTTTCCTGATGGGGATGTACTACTGTTTTGTTCTTGTTTTACAGATAGTTTTAACCATTGTCCTGATTTCATAATATCCCAATCCATTAGGTCATAAACGACCAATACATCAAGGACATTCTCACCACCTTCAAATACACTGTTGGTTAAAAATCTAATCTCAAAACCAGCCATACATTCACCAGTTTGTTTGTTTGGGTTAACAAATTTTAAAAGAGGGGAACCCACTACCTCACCGAATAAGAAATTTTCTGTTGTCATATATCTATATTTATTTTATTTATTAAGAACCAATTAACCAATATTCTCTTTTATTTGCTTTACCTATTGGTTCAACAAATTCAACGGCATATTCGTTATATCCGTGACAAGGACTATCAACCTTGTTTTTTCGTAATACATAATGAAGATATTTTGTTCTTTCATCATTATTGGTAAAAGTTTTTCTTGTTCTAAAAGAAAACATTGTCGGGTAATCAATGAATATTGTTTTCATATTACAAAGTTATTTTAATTTCTTTGATTACATTGTCCAAGAACTTATGAGTAAAAGTATCAAATAAGGTTGGATGTTCGTTGTAGAATGACCAATCAGAATGTTTTGTACCATTCATAAGAATCCACTGATATTTTTGTTGTTTCGTTTTCATATTACAAAGTTATGCTTTTTTTTTGGTTATACAAAATTTAATTCCATAATTGCTTCACCCAAGTGTTTGGTTTTCTTCACCTTTTTCTCTGACAAAATCTCATCAGTGATTCTGTTATAGATTTGTGCTTTATAGTGAGGTTTTTTAATATCATCATACCAGTAGATTAAAAGTGTGTTATCACCTTTGTCCATTGAGTAGTGACCTACTTTTTCTAATTCT